AGTTTTAAAGTCTCCACCCCTTTAGTGTGACGTGGCAGTTTTTAATTGGAAAGTGAAAGTACAATTTAATTGGGTCCCGCCATTTTAGCCCCCGCCCTGCCGCACCCAAGATGGCGGCGGGGGCGTGGCCTGTGACGTAAGGGGGGTGCTGCTCTCGCTGCTGCTGGATGAGGTGGATGATTCCTTCTTGTGTCTGTGGTGTTTCTTGGAAGGTATCTTCTTTGAAGAGATCCTGGAGACATGTCTTGATTTCTTTGTTTTTTTTCTTCGGGGGTGTAGGAGTTCTCCTGCCAGTCTTGGTCTTTTTGCTGGTGTCTCTTGCGAATCTGGGAGGAAATCTGTATCAGTTTCGATGTTTTCGCACATTCTTTTAAAAGCTGTTTCTGTAATGAGCCCTCTTCTAAGATCCCAGTTGTGGAGTAAGCTTTCAGTGCTTTGTTTGAGTGGGTTGGATACTTGTACTGTTCCTTGGAGAGTATCGGGAACAGTGTAGATGTTTTTGGAGTTGGGGTCGCTAATTTCTTGTTGTGGTGTTGTTGGTCCTCCCCACTTAAAATAGAAAATATAGTGATAAGGTAGTTCCCAAGTACTATCTCTGTCATTTCCAAATTTAGGTATGTATGGGCCACATTCAACAAAGTTATTAATTGTTTCTATTTGGTGTTCACAGGTAGGGTACCACAGTTTCTTTTGATTGGCAGTAATATAAGCCTTATATGGATTATTACCTATGGTAAAGTTTAGGTCTATAATTGGGAAAAAGTCTTTAGTTATTGCTGATGGTCTAGGCTTTAAAAATGGGCTTCTTATTACAAACATGTGAAGTGACATGAATGAAGGACTCTTAATTTTTGAAATAAAACTATAAAAGCCATGAAAAATTAACCAAAGAGGAGCTCCTTTGTATATTAAATTGTCTTCTGTGGGCCTGTCATAGAAACCATTCACTACTGATACTAAGTATACAGAGTTGCCTTCACCATTGTCCTCTTCAGGATTGTATCTGGCTGCATTTATTGGTGGAAGTGCATACCCTGTTTCTGAAGTAGGGTTTTGTGTTACCTTTGTAGCTGTTAGTACTTTTGAGGAAAAAAAACCTGTATCATAGTTTATACTTTTGTAGTAGGCTTCAGTGCCTGTTTCTGATAGGTAGTTGGGTGTATATTTTTCTGTTTTGCCTTTACTGGGGTACCAAAAAGTTACTTGACTTGATATACTGTCATATGGTTTGTATGGAGATTGTATAGTTCTAGCCCAGGTGGAATGCTGGATGAACTGTGGGTCTAAATAATAGACTGTAATTATTCTGTTTTCATTACAGCAGCCTAATCTGGGATAAGTAAAGCTAGCTGCTGCTGCTTGTAGTTGCAGTAAACTTTGAGGTGCAAATTGTTTTTGAAAAAACCATTTACTGAGCATTTGTTTAGGTGGTTTAACTATAATTTTTTTCCAAAGCTTTCCATTAGGTTTAGTTAATTTGCTGGGTATTATTTTTTTGTGCTTGCTTTGTAGTAGCATGTATGGATGAGCTAGTGTGTATGTGTATTTATTTAGTTCAAAAGGTGGCTGTCTTGCATAGTTAAGTATGAAGTCTGTTTTAGGATGCCTATAAAAATACATTTTAACTCTTAAATATCTGCATAAGTCTGAGTATATGTTTGAGGCAGTCCAAATATTATTTTTAAATTTATGTTCTTCATATAAGTATTGAAGAGAGAAGGTTTGAACTGCAAATCCTCCACCTCCAGCATATTGTGGAGGTGTGAATGTAAATCTCTCATTGGTATAGCATAAGTATTGAGTCCCTTCAGCTCCTAGTAGTAAGGCATTGTATCCTTTAATTTTACAGTTTTTAATGCTGTCTGGCTGCCACTGAATTATAGGTATGGCTTTTCTTTTTCTTCTTACCTTCTTTCTGCGCTTTCTGCGGCGGCGAGGAGCTCTCTTATATCTGCGTCGGCGATATCTTGGCTTTCTTCTTGGTTTATATTTTCTGTATTTTCTATAGCGGCGGCCAGCACCCCACCACACCTTTCTTCTTCGTCTCCACCAGAATGGCATTTTAAATCTCTCTCTATAATTTCTCTTATAGTTTTGTCTCTATCTCTGTGACCGTCTGGGAAGATAAGGTCAAGGATATGAGCAAAACTGTGAAAGCATCTGCAGAAACTGTCATGAAAATCAGTTACTACAGACATCCACATTTGTTCTTTTGTGGGTCCATTGTAAACACTTGGTTTGTAGAAGGTTGACATCTAAAAACAAAAAGCATTTTTAAGTTTCTTGCCCGTTCCGCTAGACTGCCCTAGCCCGAATTGCCCCTAGACCTCGGTGGTTTCACTCACCTCGGGCTCCCGCCCATGGGCAGCCGGGGACCTCCTCGCTGCGCTCGATCCGGTCCCTGCACCGTCTAGCGGGGTAAACTCAGCCATTCGCCACCCCACTTACTTATAT